ACCCAATGCACATCAATACCTTGGGAAGCCATACTCATGTTAATACCAGCGGAAAAGCCTAATCCTGTAACGCCTTGCCAAATACGGTTAATACTTAGCAAGCCGCCCCATGTTTGTTGATCCCAAATGGCGTTGTCCCATGTACCCAAACTGGTACTTGCAGGATTAAATGCCACCGCGCCCAACTGGTTCTGGTAATCAAAGTCCACGTTAATACCGCAAAGTACGCTAGGCGCTCCGTTATCGGTCTGGAATGTTGGTCTGACAAGGGTAAAGCGCTTTAATTGACCTGTGCTTTCAAAGTAACTGTACGCTTGCTGTACGCTGGCATTAATGTTTGCGCCATCGTCTGAATATCCACTCCAATACTGCCCAACAAAGCCGTTTCCACCAAAATATAGACTTTCATTGTGCAACTCAAAGCAAGTTGCGTTAATGCCGCTAAAGCTTGCCCATGCTTTGCTGATGGTGTGCATTACAAACTGCTGTGTACCTGTAGTGGCTGGTACGTTAATCAATAGCATATTTGGACTTGCGTAATAAGCAATTTGCCATCCAAAGTTGCCAGAATACTGAGTTACCGCTTGGCTAATAGCGTAAAAAATCTTGTCTGTAATGTTGACACGCGGGTCTAAACGGCTAGATTGCAATGCTGAAGCCAAAGGTACAAGACCATCTTGAGTTAGCAACAGTAAATCACCGCCCCATTTAAGAAAGCATTTACGGTTAAATGTTTGACCTAATTGCCATACGCCTTTTAATGCCCAATTGTTAGGATCTGATGGGTCTATGCCGTTATAGACAATGACCTCGCCCATGTTGGTTACAAATACTGCGTAATCGTCTGCGCCTTGTCCTGCATCAATAGTCCAAGTTCCCATTGCTTGCAGATAACCTCCTCTACGGGCAATTCCTCCCAGATCGAATTCGGTAGCCGCGCCACCAATAGCATCAGTAGGCAAATACCAAAACTTAAGACTATTTTTTTGCGTGTAATAAAGCCTGTTCTTAAACAAATTGACATGAATTAAATCGTTTGAATTTACGCCTGTAATGTACAGCGCAATGGTGTATGTTCCTACCGTAGTTGCATCTGTGGATGGCGTAGATGCCATTGTGTAAGTAAAGGTGGTTGTGCCAGTTACATCAATAACATAAGTGCCGTTGTATGCCGCTGGGCTTGCGCCTGCTATTGTTACTTGATTGCCATCAACTAAACCATGCGGGGCAGAAGTGGTTAATGTAGCTACCGCGCCCACATGGGTAATGGAAGAAATACCATAAGCAGTATTTGATGTTGCTACTTTAATCCAATCTGTACCGTTATAAATAAGGGCAGGATCAATGCCGTTGACGGCAGATAAATAATGACCGCCAGCATTAGCAATGTTTACATATTGGAATTTATCACTAGATAAACCAGTTAATTTGGATGTTGCGGTAGCCGTGCCTGCATCATAGATTACAGATCCTGCGGCGGCAAATAACTTTTCAGCGTTTGAACCGCTGTAATTCATTAAAGTGTTAACTTGACCAGTAATGCCTGTTGAATACTTGGTGTATCCCAAACGCATCTGAATGTCAGTAGGCGTTGGGTATAGGTTATTTAGACTTACAGCATCGGTAGGTGGCATCTGGGCGATAGAATCGCGTGCGTTCCAGCCTCCAATGGGTGCAGTCAAACTGGTAGTGACTGCGCTACGCCCTTGTACTGCCATGATTAACTACCGTAACCAGTATCAGGAATATTTGCCCAGCCAATAAGCACCGCGCTTGGGTAAGGAGCAAATGAAAGCGTTGCAGAACCTTTGTCGTTGGCTTTAGCTACATTCAGATAGCGGAAATAGTCTTGTTGCAAGCCAGTAGTATCAAATCCTTTGATTTGGAAATACTTAAGCTTAGTAGCCAGTACCAAAACAGTATCGTCTAAAACGGTTGTATCGCTATCAGCAGTAAAGCTGTTTTTAACTTGATCTGTAGAACTACGTACCCAGCCCTTTGAACGGTACTCAAAGCCTAAATACTCTTGAGTGTTGTATGGTGGCCAGATTTGAAATTCATTACCCAAAATACGCCAACGTACTCTTGGGCCTGTTGAAATATAACCAGATTTAAGCCATTGCCATTGCTGTGCATCAACTGGGCCAAGCATCTGCCAATGCTTTGTCTTGTCCCAATGTGTGTTGTCAGTAATTGTTTCAAAGTCAGGCGGCAGATCGTATTTAGTTTTACTAAATGTGACTGTGCCACCAACGCTCGTAGCCGATGAAAGCTGTGAAGTCGTTACGGTTGCCCCTAAAACACTTTCAACATAAGTATCCTGCGGGATACTTGTACCTACAATACTGTACGTATTATCTAAACCTGTGGTATCACCCACGTTAAGCAAGGTAAAGGTGTTTTGTACAGTATCGCAGGTGGTTGTTATTGCTGTGGTGTAGAACCGATATTCCAGTTCTAAAGCTTGCCAGTCATACTCCTTAATCAAGTCGTAACCAGCGCGGTTCATTAAAGCTAGAACCTGCTGGACATCTTGCGATGTGTTTCCAGCGACAAATGATGGTACGGCAAGATTTAATTCAGCGGTAGTCTGCTGGACTAATTGGAGCATGGTTGATGACATATTAAGCTTCCTCTACGGATTCCGCTTTCTTTTTGCGGGGTTTCTTTTCACCAACTGCCGCAAGTATAGCCGCCATTTGATCTTGCATTTGGGCAAGCTTCGCATCAGTTTCTGCCTTTATTTTAGCAGTTTCTTGATCTTTTTTGGCAAGTTCTTGCTTCAGTTGCTCTAATTCTTCTTCACGCTTTGTAACATCTGCTGTTTCAGTAGCGCGATTTAGGTAAGCAATTGCTTTGTCGCGGAAGGCATAAGGTGACATTCCTGCCGCCATGCCCATGCGTTGTAACTGCTGATCTGAAGCGTTTGCTATGGATTCAACAGTATGGAATTTAAGTGCGCGGAGTTCTTCTGCTTGGCTTTTACTTACTAATGACCATTCTGATACTGGAGTGCCAACAACTTGAACATCATCGCTACCAATACGATTCTGATATTGCGCCCAATGGATTGGGAATCGCGCTTTATGGCTTGGTAGCACATAGGTATCAATTTCGGTAAGGGTATCGCCAGCTACGCAAATATGCACAAAATCAAATTCTTTGAATATCGGTCTGCCAGCTTCTAGTGTTTCCTGCTCTTGTTGGACTGGTCGCTTGTAAAAACGAACTTGCAACCTGCTGTCTGCGCCCTGCTCATCAGATGGTAATGCCATAGTAAATCTCCTTCAAGGTATTAAAGGTGCAACGGTTAATAAAAAGGGGCTACCAGTAGTGGTAACCCCTCGTTTTTACTACATTTTAGCGTTTTAAGCTAATCAAACAGATGCCTTGCTAAACCAACCATAATCACCAGAAGCCATTGAAGCGCCTGATAAGTATGTACCAGCACCCAAAGTAACTTGGAATGTTGATGCGTTAATTACGCAAGTAGCGGTAGATGCGCCAATAGCCGCACCAGCTTGTGCAAAAACATAACGGAAGCCATCGCTACCGAAAGTTTCAGCACCTAGTGGGCCAAATGTTGCAATTGCTGTACCAGCGGAGTTTAAATTTGTATTAGTTGTGTTGTACAAATCTACACCCGCGATTGGGAGGACTGAATAAGCCATGATTTATTTCCTTTTCTTTTCGATGTTAAGCTGAGTTAATGGGTACTTAAGCTGTACCTGTCAACACACCTTGCAAGAAGCTGTTTGAGCAAGTCAAGTTACCAGCCCAACCGTATAACTTAACGATTGCATCTTGGTTGATTGACTGGCGCTCGCCACCGATAGGTACAAAGTTACGCTCTTTGTGTGGGCGTAGGAAGATGTAGTTAGTGTTCAAGAAGTACATATAGTTTGCAGTTTCTTGAGCGCCATAACCGCCGCCTAATACCACATCAGCAGACATACCGCCGCCGTAGAACTTCAAAGATGCGAAACCAGCCGCGCCTTCTTCTACACCAGCAATACGCTGGATAGCTTGCAATGAAGCTACATAGCGTTGATACAAAGTGTTACCAGCAACAATTAAGTCAACCTTATCAGTTCCACGAACGGACTTGATAGCGGCTGAAGTCATAGCGGCTTGGATCAATGCAGATGAATCAGCACCTGTGGATGACTGGTTTTGCCAGAATGTCCAGTTAGCGCGATTGATACCACCGTATGTACCAGATGTGTTTGAAACTGGAACAGCGGCCGCCAAACCTGTAATGTTCTTACCACCGTTACCTGTACCGTCACCATAGATGTCAGTAGAAATACGGTTGAGCAAACGTGCTTCGGAAACTTGCATACGGCCATCTAACAGGTCGATGATTGCTTCTTTGCTTGAGTTTTGCAACATTTCTAGACCACTCATTGTTACAGAATCAGCGTACTGAGTAATGCTGAACTGAGCCGCAGAGATTGGGCTATCAGGAGTGATGTTCAATACTTCGTAGCCAGAGTAGCTGTTGGCGTTGTTAGTGTTTGGATCGTTGTACATGATTTCTTCAAGGATTACGTTACCGCCAGAAAATGGGCGTACGTTACCTTTAGAATTCAGGCGTTGTAGGATTGCGTTGTTTTGTGTTAAGTTGTCTGCCAATACGCCGCTACGACTTTGAATGGTTGTAGCGATAATATCGGTAATCGCTGAGTTAGCAAATGCCATGATATTTCCTTTAAATTAAGTTAAACCCTATCGCTCATCGCTTGCCCTAATTGTTCGGCAAGTAAAGAACGTCTGTCCTTTGCATCTGACTTATTAACCGCGCCGCTAGGTGTAACGGAACGTGGACTAACAGCAGTTGCTTTGGCTTTTGCTACTTGCTTTGCCTTAGATGCTTGCTGGCTGGTGGACTTAAGGAGTCGATCCTGTTCTACCTTCCATGCTTCATCGTTAATACGCACAGCTTTTGCATACGCCGATTCAAGGTCTGGGGCTAAACCTTGCTCAAGTAGTTGAGCCATATCCTCCCTAACCATGTCAAAGTGCGGAAACCGCGCCTTGTCACTTCTTACCCGTTCAATTTCACCAACTAAACGGGATTGTTCCTCTTGTTCGTACCTGCCTTTGATGGTGCTAACTTCTTGGTTCATTGCCTGAAGTTGTTGCATCAACTGCTGGGTTTGATAGTCTTGCGGTTGCTGTTCTGCAACTTGTAAGCCATCTGAACTTAATTGTATTCCATAATCTTGTGCAAGTCTATGAAACATCTGCACCTTTTGCTCGTATGGTGCTTTGCTTAAAACCATGTGGGCGCGACCAAGATTGTTGATCCAAGCGGCAGGATGGATGTTTTGTGCCTGCAACTCTGGAACGAATGGGCCAATGGCTTCTGTCAAAGAGCGAGCATTGTCAGCTTCAGCTTTGTAAGCACTTACGCCACGCTTATATTCAGCTTCGCGTTGGTTAGCGTATTCAGCAAACTTAACGAATTCGTCTTTGCTTAGTTGTTGCCCATCCTTCATCTTCTCCCAAACTTCCACATATTCTTTTTTCCATGTGGTTGGGCGCGGTACATCTACTTCTTGAACATCATCAGAACCTTCTGCCACCATGTTAGATTCTTGATCGGAATCGTCTTGGCTACTGGCTTCTTCGGACTTACCTTTGAAGCGACCTTTTTCGTCACGCTCCGTGTTGTTGCCTTCTTCAGAGCCACCTTCTTCGCTACTACCTTCGGCTTGGATTGGATCGTCATTTACTTCAATCTCCTTTTCGATTGGTGCTTCTAAAGTGCCATCTTCGGCTTGTTCTAACGCCGCTTCTAGTAATTCCCGTCTATCTTCAGCCATAATTGTTCCTATCTGTAGTTAAGTTTTGAGTACGCGATTTCCGCAATTTGGCGTTTACGGGCTTCATTTTCTTTACGGCTAAATTCTGGCTTCTTTTGCTCAAATGACACATCGTTACCTACCTCAACGCAGTTATTGCGCTTAAGGTTCTCACGGTGTTTAGAACGGCTTGAAACCCATGTGCCGTCAGCCATACTAATGTGGCCTTCAATGTCTGGCATCACGGTTGGGGCTTCTTTTGGGGTCATTTCCAACTTTTGCTTCCATGCTTCGTCAGCTTCTGGGCCTTCAAATGGCAAATTCCAGTAAGCAAGGTACTTTTCACGGTCATCATAGTGCGCTGGGTCGTATTCCTCATGGGCAACCTTGCAATGGTTACAGGTTACGGTCATTTTTACTAAAGCCATTACATCCTCCTTATAATTTCAGGTACTTTGTCATATTCTTCTGGGCGCAGGGCAACTACGCTGTCATACCAACGCCCATGCTTCCAACGCCAGCATACAAATTCTTCTTTTGGTAGCAAAACAATGGTTTTAACGCCTAATGCGCCTGCTAAATGGGCAGTTCCTGTGTCAACAGTCACTATTCCCTTGCAAGCTTTCATGTGTGCGGCTGTTTTTACCCAGTCTTTTTGCCAACCATCGTTGGGTAACGGGTGAAATAAGCCTTCGGTCTTAGGATTTAGGCTGTAGCAGTCATCGCCAACCAGTTGTTCCATTTCGCGCATATCCATTGACTTGATGTAATACAAGATTTGCTTGGATGCTTCCCAATTT